CGATAACAAAACCGATAGGTTTTATTGATGACGATGGCAATAAACAGGAACTTGACGGTTTCAATATACCGATGCACGTTGATTTTGTGAACTATCCGCAATACTCTACCACCTTTGGAAAGGAAATTAACGAATGGGATGGGTCTGTTATTCAAAACACGCTTTACTCGAACCATTATCAGAAATATATCGAGGCGATATTCAACATAAAAAAAAGGAGTTTTAATTTTAGTGCGGTGCTTCCTTTATGGTTAACACTAAAGCTACAGCTAAACGATGTATTGAAAATAAAGGAAAGCTATTATCGGATAGACAAATACAGTTTTAACCTGTTGAATGGAAAGACCAATTTCGACCTTGTTAATTCTTTTGATGAAAGTATTGGGGGCGTAGTTGCTCCACGTTCTTACTATACAGATTACACGGCAAAGACCGATACAATCTATGTAAGCAACTTAGAAGGAGCAACCATCCAAAAAGTAAGTCAAGGCGCAACGATTGACTTTCTAACTGTAACACAATCTGGAAACCATTTAACATTGACTTTTATTGAGAATACTGATCCAGACGACAGAGGTGTTTATTTAATCATAACCAACGCAAATAACAAACAAACCATTTACATAAACCAATCAGGGCAATGATAGCGGATATTTTAGAAATATTAAAGAAAGGGGATTTTTACGGAGGTGGCAGGGCTATAGAAATTGCCAAGGGGAAGCACGAACTTGTTACGGATTGGAAAAGCGTAAGATATAAAATAAAAAGGCAATGGCGATCACGAGGGAAATCATAATAACGTCCAATATGGACGAAACCGCAAAGGATGCGGAAAGGCTTGCTGGGAGTTTAGACAAGGTAGACAAGGAGGGAAAGAAAGCCGCAAAGTCTGTTGACGACGTAGCCGGCAATGGCGGGGCTATTGCAATACTCGACAGCTTGACGGGAGGACTTGCCACAAGGTTAAAGGATGCCTTTGAAGCGTCCAAACTTTTCAATGGTTCTTTAAAGGCAACACGTGGCGCGCTATTGGCAACGGGTATAGGTGCTTTTGTTGTTTCGCTTGGATTGGTGGTTACATATTGGGATGACATTGTAGAATTTATCACAAGAGCAAACGAAAGGCTCGAAGAACAATTGCAACTTAACCGTTCAAATGCCGACGTATTATCTTCCGAGATAGGATTGCTGGATAAAAAAATAAGCCTATTAACAAAAGAGGGCAAAGCAACGGAAGCGTTGCAGGAACAAAAAAAGGCACTTGTAAAACAGGCACAGGAATACAACAAAGAACAAATAAAGATACTTGAGGTTCAACTTGAAAGATTAAAGGCAACAAGTGAAGAACTATCTTTGTGGGAAAAAATAAAAGGGGCTGCGGCATTTGCCTTTCTTGGCGCGGAGGGTGCTGCTCAATATTCAACTGACACGGTAAGGGAAAGGGCGAAGGCAATCAATGAACTGGAACAGGCATTGCTGAAAGCCAAAGGCGAGGCAATTGATTTGGAAACGGTTCTTTTTGATATAGATAACCCCGAACAAAAATCAAAAACCAATACCCAAAAAGAAACCGACAACACAAAAATAACCTTTGACGATTCCGCGCAGAAAAGAATAGACGAGGAAATAAGGGCTATTGAGGAAATAGCGAGAATACGCCAAGAATTTGCCGATAAGAACAGGGAGGACGAACTCGTAAAATCGGAAGTTGAAAGGGAAAGAAGATTGCTCGAAATAGAAAACCTTGTTGCGGACGAAGTGTTTAAGCGTGAGGCCATTGCGGAAGTAAATAAATACTATGACGAACAGGCACTTGAAATAGCGAAGCAAAGGGCAGAAGAAGAAGCTAAAATCGAAAAGGAAAAGAACGACAAGATTAAAGAGGATGAGGAAAGGTTGAGGGATGCCAAGTTCGCAATCGCAAACCAAACGCTTAACGTTCTTGGTGGTCTTGCAAAAGAAGGTAGCGCATTGGCAAAGGGGATAGCAGCTTCACAAGCTACCATAAACACTTTTCAAGGTGTTACTTCTGCACTTAGCGCAACTTCGGTAATACCCGATCCGTTCGGAACTATATTAAAGTTTGCCAATGCTGCCGCTATTGGTATTGCTGGATTTATAAACGTAAAGAAAATACTATCTACCAAACCTGTAACAACGAGCGCAAGTGGAGGTTCGGGAACAGGCGCGCCACCAGCCCCATCTTTCAATTTAGTACAAGGTACTGGAAGCAATCAAATAGCCGATTCAATACAGGGAGGAAACCAACCCATAAAAGCCTATGTAGTTTCTTCTGACGTATCGAGCAGTCAAGAAATGGATAGGAATATTGAAAGTAATGCTACTTTGTGAACACAAAAATAAAAAAAGTCTTAAAAAAGTATAACAATACAACATTTATTTTGTTTGTATTGTATGATAACCTACCAAGCGACTTTCAATCCTGCAAAAAATGACGGTGTTTTCGGAATATCGTTAGTGGACGACCCAGCTATGGAAGGGCTATTTGTAGCTTTAAAAAATGAAAAGATACAATTAAAGGAAATCGACAAAGAACAACGTATCTTGATAGGGCTTGTTTTAGAGCCTGACAAAAAGATATATCGCAATCAGGACGGACAGGAGTTCAATATCGTATTTGATGCCGACACCATAAAGGAACTTTCACACCATTTCTTCAAATCGAACTACCAAAAGAACAGCACGATTGAGCATTTAGACCCAATTGATGGCGTAACGTTCGTTGAAAGTTGGATAGTTGAGGACACAAAAATTGACAAATCCGCAAACTTCGGGTTATCGTACCCAAAGGGCAGTTGGATAGCCACTATGAAGGTTGATAGCGACGATGTTTGGAACAACTATGTAAAGACAGGAAAGGTAAAAGGTTTTAGCGTTGACGCTATGATTGACTTAAAGCAGATTAATTTAAAAAATGAAATAAATATGTCAGACAAATTGGATTCCTTTATGAAGGAAGTTAAAGCATTCTTAGGAATGGAAAAAGAAATCAAGCTCGGTTCGGTGGTATCTGGAGATATAACAATCGAATACGAGGGCGAAACGCTTGGTGCTGGTGTTGCCGCTTGGATTATGGCGGACGATGGCACTAAAGTACCGTTGCCTGCTGGGGATTATCCAACAGAGGACGGCAAGACGATTGTAGTTACAACCGATGGAATGATTGCGGAAGTTAAAGAAGCGGCGGCAGCCAAGCCAGATGAGGCAGCACAAATGAATGACGATGCACAAATGGCAGAGATTGCAAACGCAATCAAATCCATTATGATTAAGTACACAAAGGATGCCGAGGCAACGGACGAAAGACTTAAAACTCTTGAAACCAAATTGAAAGCACAGTATGAGCTTATTAAAAAACAAGCGGAAACAATTGTGGAACTTTCAAAAGAGCCTGCGGCTAAGCCAGTAAAAGCACAGCCATCACAAGTGCCATTGAACAAACAAGGACGTATTTTAGAATCATTAAGAAAATAAAAAACAATGAGCGTAACACATATTTTCGGTACAGCCGAAGCAGCAGACAAAGTGGTAAATGTTACCACGGCATTGACCCTTACAAGTGGAGATAGTGGTAAATTATTTGAACTTAACGCAACGCCCGGTAAGGCAGTTACATTGCCCGCACTTATTCCCGGAATGAAATTCAAATTTAAGGTGGCGAGTTTATTTGCGACAACCGCTTGGACAATCGTTTTGCCAGTAGCAAAAGGACAGGGAGGAGCAATCGTAAACAGCGTATTTGTCCCAGCGGCAAACGAAACAACTATCACTCTTTCAGCAACGGCTGATACCATTGGCGATTGGGTAGAGATTGAATATGGCACGGAAAATATTTACATTAATGGCGTTGGCGCGCAAGCCGCAAGCATCGCTTTTTCTTAACAACTTAACACATTTAATAAATGGCAACAACAACAACAGTAAACAGTAACTACGTAGGAAAGGCGGCTGGCGAAATAATCGGCAAGGCCTTTAAAGAAGCGGACACCCTAAGATTGGGGCTTGTAACCGTGGCGGAAAACGTAAATTTTAAATACCACCTTCGCAAGATTCGTTATACGGATGGAACGGTAGATTATACTTGTGGATTCGCCCCAGAGGGTTCAATCGTTCTTTCGGAAAAAACCATCGAACCTAAAAAGGTAATGAACCATTTCCAAATCTGTAAAGAAGATTTTAGACAGACTTGGAGCGAGGATTCAATGGGTGCAAGTGCTTGGAATCCAAATGCCCCGGCAGATATTATGGAGGCTATCCAAGTAGAGGTTTTGGCCGAAACGGCTGAAAATATCGACGAGCAAATTTGGACAGGAACAGCAGCAACAAACGGTGAAATCGGTGATGGTTTCTTGGTTCAATTTGCGGCTGATGCGGCTATCATAAAAGATGGCAACGGAGTAACAGCACCGGGCCACGCAGTAACGGAGGCAACGGTTGAGGCAGACTTGAAATTAGCTTTGAATGCAATTCCGAGAGCCGTACGAAGAAGCAATACCCTAACGGTTGCGGTTTCCCCAGACGTATTCCAAGCTTATTCTTTTTATCTTATTTCTAAGGGAATCGCAAACGATGGAACGGCTGACGAAAAGCAAGTAAAATTTGGTAAGTATATGTTGACTGAGGTTAACGGACTTCCCGACAACACAATCTTGGTTTACGACAAGAAAAACTTAATCTTTGCAACAGGATTACAGGCAGACCATAACGAAATCAAAATCGTTGATGAGGACGAAATCGGATTGCTTACTGGAATGGTAAGAGGTAAAATGGTTTACAGCGGCGGAATGGGGTACTACAACCCAGAGGAAATCGTTTGGTTGACACTAACTGCATAATAATAAGGGCGTTTAATTACGCCCTATAATACATAAAATATATGGCTTGTTTATTAACAGCGGGTAGGACAAAATCTTGTAAGGATAGTTTAGGGGGAAACTCTAAACTATACCTTTACAATGATATAGAAGACCCTTTTACGGTTGTATCTGGTGAGGCAACGGCTATTAATGCGGGAATAACAGAAGTTTTTGAGTTTGAACTTGAAGGTGATGGAAATACATTAGAGCAATCGATGGTTTCTGACAGAAACACGGGAACGACCGTAAACACGCAGACCCTAACAATCGTTTTGAAAAAAATGGATGCGGCAACAAACGCACAGTTTAATCTATTGGCGTATGGTTTCCCGCAGGCAGTTGTAAAAGACAGAAACGGAAAGTACCACGCAATAGGAATTGATGACGGTATTGATTTTACGGCGGTTGCAAGTACGGGAGGTGCAAAGACAGATTTAAACGGATATACATTGACAGGGGTTGCCACTACTGGAGCATTAGCCCCTATTTTGGATAACGACACAGTAACGGCTTTACTTGCTTTGGTGTAATTTTTTCCAGTTTTAATTGCAAGCCCCCTATAACAATAAGGGGGCTTTTTTGTTTATAATATATGAAAGTAGTTTCCCCTTCATCAACAACGCACGATATTACTTTTGTTCCAAGATTCTACCCTGACAATACAATTACGGTAGAATTAAAGAATGAGGTTGATTCAGTTGTTTCCACACCAACAAACACCTATTTTATAAAGGATGGAAAAATAACCGTTCGGTTTGATTATACATTTGTTGAGAACGACAAATTTCAGATGAAGGTAAGTAAGGGGGCGGATGTGGTGTATAGGGGAAAGATATTTGCGACAACCCAAAGCACACAGGCTTTTAAATTAACGGACGGACTGTACGAATATGAGTGATATAAACTTAATCCAACTTAGTAACTATGTACGCCCCGCAATTGTGGAGCAGAAGTACAAAGGCTATGTGCTTAACGGTAAGAACAACGAGTTTTACCAGTACATTATTGATAGGTACAATGGAAGCCCTACGAACGCCTCTATTATAAATTCCTATATTGATTTGATTTACGGTAAGGGATTGGGCGCTACCAACTCAAATACAAATCTAAAGGACTGGACTTACCTAAAGACTATATTAAAAGATACCGAACTAAAAAAAATAATCTCAGACTTTCAGTTATTTGGCGAAGCTACCATCCAATGTATCAAAACAAAAGGCGGTAAGGATTTGGCTACTTTGGCGCATATCCCCACAAATTTGGTAGTGCCGAGCATAGAAAATGAGGATGGCGAAATAGAAAGCTATTGGTATTCCAAAAATTGGAGCAAGATAACCCAAAATCCACCTAAAGAATATCCCGCCTTTGGAACTTCAAAAGAAAATATCGAGATATTCAGGATTAAACCCTATAAGGCAGGAAAGGATTATTTTGCAGACCCCGATTATTTGAGCGGACTTCCATACGCTGAAATGGAGGAGGAAATAGCTAACCTTAATATCAATTCAATTAAAAATGGATTGAGTGCCGGCTACATCATAAACGTCCCCGATGGCAAAAGTCTTTCAACAGAGGAAAAGGCAGAGTTTGAGAAAAAGATAAAACAGAAATTAACGGGAAGCCCAAACGCTTCGAGGTTTATTCTGTCTTTTAACGGCAGGGATGCAGAAATAAATATCACCCCTTTCCCTGTTAACGAACAGATACATAAGCAATGGGAATTTTTGACCGAAGAAGCCAAACAACAGTTATTGACGGCACACAGGGCAACAAGCCCTTCAATAGTTGGTATCGTTTCAAGTAGCGGGTTTTCAAATACTGCGGACGAAATGGATACGGCAGAAGCGCAACTCGTAAAGCGTGTCATTGCCCCGAAACAACAACACATTATAGATGCCTTACAGGACATTCTAACTTTTTACAATATCAACTTAGATTTAAAATTTATTCAATTAACTGAAGCATCACAGGCACAGCCCCAAAAACTTAGCAATCAAAACCCATTTAGCGAAGAACAGATTGATAGGCTTATCGAAATGGGTGAGGTCATAGATGAAAACGAATGGGAAATAATAGAAGATGAAAGGTGCGATGCTATCACATTAAAGGAAAGCCAATTAAATAATATTTTTCAACTTGCATCCACTCCAAAGACGAGCGATAAAAAAAGCGAGCAGGACACTTCACTATTTAAGATACGGTATAAGTATGCGGGCAACCCATTTCCCGAAAGAATGTTCTGTAAAAAGGTAATGTTTTCGGATAAAGTTTACAGGGCGGAAGATTTGAACGCAAACTATAACTACAATGAGGAATTTGCGCCAAGTGGACAAAGTAGTTATAACATATTCCTTTTCAAAGGTGGCGTAAACTGTAAGCATTGGTGGCAACGTGTTATCTATATGAAGAAAGGCAATGAGCAGATAAGCGTAAACGATG